CTGCTAAATCATCATCACCTAAATCTGAATCACTAATTCGCAAACTATCTCTATCAAATACGAGATTTACTTTAGAACCAACACCACTTGAACTACGAGTTTTCAATAGTTGCAATTGATATTGTCCACGTTCTCTCATTGCATTACTTGTAAAGATACCAATTACGTTATCCGCCGTTTGAATCTTAGAGATACCACCAGCAATATGTGAGTGGTCAAACTCAATTTCTTCTACTGCTGAACGATTCAACTGTGATGCTGTCACAACTACTCTTTCTGATTCCATAGCGAAGTTACGAATTTCTTCTGTAACATACTTGTCTTTGATAAACATATCACCAGGATCAACTTTTCTTGTTGCTGGCATTAAAAGGTCTAGATAATCTATACATAAACAATCAACAGTTTTACCTGTTACTATTTGAAGTTCTTTTAGATAGGCTCTTATATCATTAATTGTTGAACCAGATGCCATATACTTGATTCTAAGCATTCCTGATTTCTTACCAAGTGTCTTAACTTGCAATTCGACATCATCAAGTTCTTTAAAGATACGTTTAGTACCACGGTCAGTTGCCATTGCATCAATACGCATTGCTGACAAATCTTCTGATAATTCCAAGGTAATATAGACACAATTCATTCCTGCTAATGCCCAGTTCAATGTCATATTCTGCATGAACAATGATTTACCTGAACCAGAACCACCAGCAAAGATAGTTACTTCGCCACGATTAATACCGCCGTAAAGTTTATTATCTAAGTCTTTCCAACCAGTAGTGATTTGACCATTGTTATCTTTTAAGTTCTCAAGGCGTTTACGTGGGTCATCAAAGTAATCAGTACCCAATGACCTTGCTAATGAAATCTGAACTGCATCTTTGATTGTAGTTTCTACTTCACCGTATTTGCCTTCTTCAAGTAAGTCCGCACTGTTAACGATTGCTCGTTCAATTGCTTTGTGTCTACAGAATGTTTCAAATTCATCGATAAACCAATCACTGTGCTGTTCAACATTATCCAGCGTTTCTACAACATGTCCAGTTTCTGCCTTTATCATCTCAAGTGATGGCAAAGAGTTATACTCATTACTATAATCAACAAGATACGATACGACATCTCGAAGTTCTCTATCGAAATGAACTGAATCGATAATTCCTAAGACTCTAGTAAATAACTGTGGGTCCGTAAGCATAAACTGTACGAACAATTTTTGTAGATCCGTTGAATAATTTTTAACTTCTGACATTTATTTCCCTAAACTTTAATATGTTTCAACAACTTCGTCTGCAATACCGTGTTTAACTGCTTCTTCGGGTGTTAACCAATGGTCAGTTTTTGGTGCCAATAGATGTTTTCTAATATATGGTTCTTTTTTACCTGTACATTTCATATAATGTTCAAGTAGTTTCTGGTTAGTCCATTCCATGTGTGCTTGTGCATCTATCATATCATGATACTGACCGCGAGTTCCACCACTAAATTCATGTGACATTACTGCTGTGTTCTGTGTTAGATAACGATGTCCTTTAACACCAGCCATCATCAACATTACACCACAAGATGCGATTGAACCCATTCCGTATGTATATACTGGAATACGAGATTGCTTAACTACATCAATTAGATGCATACAACTATCAACATATCCTCCAGGTGAATTTATATATAAGTGAATAACCTTTGGTGCATCATCTTCAGGCATTAGATTGTATTCCATAATCATTTTAACGATTGGCATACAATTTTCTTGATTGAAATCTTTGTCCATAAACAAAACACCATTGTCACGCATATGTTCGCCAGGTTGTTTAGGCGGCGATGGGGGCATCGGCATCGGTGGTGGTGGGGGTGATGTTGGTTTTTCTTTTGGTAATGGTATTACGTTCATATTATTATTACTTCTCATGTTATCTTTGCTCCTACGCTTTTATTTAAGCAGGTCGTTATGAGTCCCTCCTGCTTTATTGTCCTCCGCTTTTTTAAGTGGTCGGTCGGCTCACCCACTAATAAAGTTACATAATTCGTGTTTTAACACTTATCTTAGTACTATTACTTATGCGTCCATCAATGATAGACTTTAATGTATAAAATTTTCCATATTCATTCACGGAATCTGCCGCATCTTTGATATGTTCTTCCCAGATTGGAAATGAAACGCTCCAACCATTTTCTTGTGCTTGATGAATTAATTTCTTGCCTGCATTATCTCTATCGGGACATACAATTACTTCACCTTTGAATTGATTAATATAGTCGATTTGTTTTTGTGATGCTTCGTTGCTCATTATCGCAACGCAATCTAATACTGCCGCATCAATTGTGCCCTCAACTACAATTAAAAATGTCTTATCTTCTTTAATCTTATCACTGTTATATAAGAAGTCTTTTGGTTGCTTTGTCATATACTTAGACTCTGCGTTACCCGTGACATCTCTTCCAGTATAACCAACAATTCTGTCGCCTTGTTTGAATGGAAATATTATACGATTCTTGAATCCAAATGAACTACTCCAATATGTATCAACAAAATCATAGACTCCTCTATCAAGAAGATATTTTGCTGCCATGATTGCTTGTTCTGGCGGAGATTCGCTGTTTAACACATCATCTAATAATTCTGAATTCTCTGGCAACTTCATGCCAGCAAATGATGGGATTCTTGTTACTGTAGTTCGTGACGTGAATATCGACGGACCTTCAGATAATTCTTTTTCTCTGATACTTGCTATTTGCAATCTTTTTACTTCGCTTTCTGGTACTCCTAGAGACCTCATGAATTTAACAAAGTTTTTATTTACAACATGACCTTTTCTATGTGATGCTGTAAGACCACAATTGAAACAATGATATGATGTGAGATCACCCTCAGACTTCAGTCCACCACGCATTCTTGTATCTGACCGTGATTCTCCTTGTTCAATACAACATGGACAGTTGAAACTAAGCCAACCACCCGAACTTTGTCGAGATTTTCCAGGTATAAATGAGTAAACAGTTTGTTGTAGTTCCATATAGTTATAATACTACATTGGAAGCAAAAAGTCAAGTACTTGTGTTAGTTTCTCAGTAATACTTTGTCAATAGTTCCAGTTGCTGTTGCGAGATAAGTAACTCTTAACCAATTAACATTTGCTTGAATTACGTAACCTTGTACACCAGTTTCATTATTAATCGTGATAGATGGGTCATACATAAGTCTTGGAGTTAAGTCAAACCAGTCATTATCACTTGAACTAGGACTTTCACTTAAATCACCTTCTAACTTAACGACTCCTGTGAATCCTGTAAAGTACAGTGCTACAGTATGTAATGATTTTGATTTGATAGTATTACCAGAACCATCAAAAACTGTTGAAAGATACTTAGTGCCATCGTTCCAAAAAGTGCTAGTTGTCTGCGAGTTTTCAAATTCTGGATAAACATCATCAACTATTTCTATAGTACCATGAGCATTGTCATTCGTATCAGTGTAAACTATTTGCTCTACGCCATCTTCGACAGTGTACATTGCGTACTGATAGAATCCCTCAGGAAGCATTATAGTATCTGATGTTGGTATTTCTAACTTTGCCATTCCTTTAGTTGCATTAGTTACAGTCAAATATCTAAACAATACATTTTCTCTTGAATCTCTGTCATACATTTTCCATATAACAGTTTTACTTGTAAGGTCTATAGACTTTCTATCTGTGTCTCTAAATTTGAATCTAAGGGCATTGTCTATTCCCTTATGTAGTTTATGTGTAGTGTCATACATTGGCATATTCCCCAGGTATTGAGTCATAGTTGCATGGTTGTCACTATCGACAACAACAATTTCTATTTCTCTTTGGTATTGGTATAAGTTAAAATTTATCATATATGTATTTATCTTCCAGAGAGTGAATTTATTTTATGATAAATATATTTACATGATTGATGAAAACAAAATACAGTGGTTCCAGGATAACTATCCATTCTTTTCTTGCGTGAAATATGGCAATAAAAAAGAATATACAGAATATATTGGCATCATTATAAACAGCGACACAACGATAACCTCAATGTACAACTTTGAAATGCTTGATAGCCCAGAGGCTAGAAGACATTTCATAGAACTTGGCGAACAATGGTGGTGGGAATCGAATAGATTGATTCCTATAAATCTATTCTTAAGGTCTCAGATTGAACCGTTTAGAGGTTGTATTCTAAATATGAACTCTAAAGATTGCGAAGTACTGTGGGGTCCAGAAACAAGTCTAACAAATATTATACAAAAAAGAATTAAACGGCGTTCGATTCAACTTGTTCGCAAAATAGATTAAGTTGCACTACGATACTTACTGCATATGCAATTGCGTGTGCCTTTTTAAAATAATATGACCCATCTGTTGGTTTCGTCCAAACCGCTTTCTTAATTTCACTTGCAGGGCTTTTCAATAAGTATCTCTTTGCAGGGCGGATAATGGCGAGTACTTCTGCCAGACCCTCAACACTAGTTGGTTTTAGTATATTCAAAATATCAATATACTGATGCACGTGTGCCAATTTTGCAACGACATCTGTATGTTGTAACAAATCCCATATAGGTTCTTCATTAAGAAGTTTTTGTAGATGTGCCTCGTCTTTTATTCCAGTGTACGCACTATTGTTTAAGAAATCTAGTTTAAAGTATCCTCTGTCTTCTGCTTCCTTGTAATCAATTGATGCAAGTCCAGTCAATTGGTCATATGGAATAGGTTGAAGATATACGCCACTTTTATGTTTTTCATTACTCTTTTTCATAAACGCAGGAATATGCTCAAAGTGAACTAACACATTGTCTCTGCTGACTACATCAATATCAATATCTGTTTTTACTATATTCATTTCCACACCAAAGCGAACATTGCCGCGTCATTTTCATCTTTGAAATATATCTTATTGTTTTTTCCAATAATATATATTCCATTACAATTACCGTCACACCAGTCTACTAGTTCTCCTAGTCGACCTGCACCCTTTACTAATGGCTTTACTTCATAATCTACATTATCAGAAGAAATACAAGTCCATTCTAGATATTCTTCGTTTTCAAATTCTGATGCAAACCGTCTTTTAACTTCTTTGGGTTGTGCAATTTTACGAAGTCTTGCTAATCTTTCCTGTGTTCTTCTAGGATTTCTTCGTATTAGGTCCATTATGGTTAGTTGCTCTCCCAAGGAAATTCTACCCAAACATCATCTTCATCTAAATCAATTTCAGAACTACAGTAATCCATAGGTACTTGAGAATTTGGATTATCAATCAGTGAAGCGAATCTAACATTTTTATGCCATGCTTCTGATTGGTAATCTCCTACCATACCAACTGCATCTTGCCAATCATCTATAATCCATCTGATTGGATCACCGCCTCTGTTGATATCATCGATTATTAGAATCTTTTTATTGTCGTTTAACGCATCTCTTGCCATAAGAGCATTGCGTTCTGTGTTTTCTTCTAAGCCATCTGACTCTAATTGTACACATAATGTTTTCATCGGAATGTCAGTAGCATGTGAAAGCAGAACTGCTGGTACTAATCCACCTCGTGTTATGCCCACAATATAGTCCGGACGCCATTCGTCTTTATACATTTGCATTGCAATCGAACTGACTGCTTCTTGTACACCTTCCCATGTGTATTGTCTATGTTTACTCATTCGTATTCTCCTCCGTAACTTTAATTATCATCCAAGTTCCATCTGGATTTTCTACCCACTCTAATAGGTCGTCTTGTTTCCAACCCATCTTATCTAGCATTGCTTGTGGTAGTTCTAAGTATAGTTCTTTTGTCTCAGGATCTTCTTGAACTTCCATTACGCCAGAAGTGTATGTTTCTTTTTTAGTAGCCATTATACATCCGCCTGTTTTAAAATTGATTTTACAAATTCTACATCTTCGTATCTAGTATCAAACTTTCTTGACCAGAATGTAGGATCTAAATATTCATTAATAAGGGTCAATTCATGGTCTGAAAAACTATCGATTAACTCAGCACCGCTATCACAATTAAAAATAACCCAAGGACTAATGCGTCCTGATTGAATATAATGTATTGCCAACGGTTTGCTGACTTCTTTAAAAAATACATTAAACGTCCTATCATGTTCTTTACCCCATTTTTCCATCAATAATATACTTCGTTCTACTGCCCTATCTGCTGATTCTTTTCTATTCAACTCTTGAATATAAGTTTCATATACAGCATCAGAACACCACTTATCTAATTTTACACTATTTCGTACAACAAAGTCACAAAAATCTTCTGGATTGATTGCATTTATATTTATTATATGTTTGCCAAACTTAGTAAATCCAAGGTAAAACTTACTCTTTACGAAGTTTTCAAATGTTTTACCACCTGCCGCTTGTGTTATTTCATAGAATCTGTTATATGCAAAGAAGGCAAGTCTTGAATATTTCTCGTCTTTATTCATCCAGCGTCTTTTAGGTTCACAGACGTGAACCATTATAGTCCTTTCAGACTTAAAAGATGTTTCGCAATATTGACATTTAAAACTCATTTACTTTTTCTTCTTCCTTGGCTTTTTAGTTTTTCCAAAAATATCACTAATCTCTTTATCACTCATTCCCAAATCAAGTGCCATCTGTTTGATACCATCATTACCATTGATATGTCTGAATAACTCTATCTCGTCACCTTTCATATCTGGAAATAATCCTAATACAAACTGTGTAATAGGGTCTGTCTTTATTCTTGCATTTGGTGGCTTAATCCATTCGTGGTACTGTTTCTTACCAGTTCCAGTCAAACAAAATAACTTCCAAATTAATTCTTCGTGCTTATAGATATCAATGTAATGCTTATTTACAAACTCATTAGTATTGAGTATCAGTTCTTCTTTGTCTTTGCCTTTGCCTGTACTTGCATACCGCAAGAACAACCAACTGCCCCATGCTTTCTTTTTCTCTTCTGTCAGACCTGCGTACCAATTGAAATCTTTATTATCAATTGCTGTCAACACATCATTTAATGGTATCTTTTCAGCCATTACTATAGTACCT